GTAGTCTGCCGCCTTCAGGTTACCCTTTCTAGCATAAACTGCATCATGTTCTCGACATGTTTGATCAAGCTCATCAATGGCTGCAACAGTTGGTTCCACACTGGATTGAAATTGCCCATCGGACCAATAAGGACCGCAAAAGTTTCCGTACATTATAGTGGTGCGCTGGTATACTCACAGAAACTATCAAGGGCCCTGACTGAGTGGGTCAAGACCAGCTCTCTGTAATATTCTTCTATGGCGAGTTGCTCATCCGGAGTCACTCCCCATGCTTCGAAGAAAGTCACGCGTGCCATGTCTGTTATTTCAGACACTTCCGCAGTTAACCCTCTTGCCAACAATCGTGCTCCAGAGGCCATAGCCGGATGCTTATCCACATTTGAAGCCAGCCCATTACGCATGTACATTAAGTACATCTCCTGAAAAACTGGTACTCCGCTGGTGAGCGCCAAACCACCTTGGCCGACGGCAAAGATCCACTTGCGAAACATTTTCTCCGAGTCTAGCGGGATAATGGACAAAGAGTCCTTCTCACGTGCAACCTCAAAGTTTCGCACCATGGTCCATCCGTGTACGGTCTCGACAGGGTGCATCTGACAAAACTCTACATCCGAAAACCTGTATACCGGTGGCTCTACAGCCATACGGAAACCTAAATCTAAAAACCATTCCTCCAAACCGACATTGAATCGTGCAAGATCCTTTGCTTCCATGAACACCACGCAATCGTCCCCGTTATTGCCAAGACGTATTTCTACGCCCCGCTCATGCGCAAACTCGTAAACGAGCGCACACATGATTAAACAATTGCCTAAAGCAGTATTCATGTCACCTGAGAATCTACGACCACTCACCTTGTAACGCAACTTCCCGTCTTCACAGTACCCTACTCCTTCATTATCCAACTGCATTTTAAGCAGTCGGGCCAACTCTTTGTCGCGTCCTGACAAAATTAAGTAAATAGAATGCTCCCACTCCAGCATTGACCTACTCACATGCATGTCGAAGCGTTTGGCATCAAGCCCAACAACAACACACTTGCCAAAGACGTCCCACTTGTTCTTGAGGATATCTGCGATTTGACGTACGTTAAACCCTTTCATCACTACCGGCGTCTCATCACCAAAAACTCTTGTAATGGCCTCATATAGACCGTGCTCATTTGGTTTGAGATAGCAGCCAACACCAA